ACATCACGGGCAATGTGCAACTCCAATCCATGCTGGCGGGTGCCCTCGTGCTCGACGATGGTAGCCCAGCCCACCCCGTGATTGATGGCACTGCCGCATGGGCCGACGAGCCAGAGGATGACGACGAAGATGACGATTGAGATCGGGTTCTGCGCATCTTGTGGCTTGAGCCATCAGGAGATTGTCGATGCGGGCAGGGTCCCAGATCACGAGTTCCAGATGCACGGGCAGAATGTGACCAAACCAACCGAGGAAATTTATCTATCGACTATGCGACAGGATCCTAACGCCAAGTGCTCGACGTGTTCTAACACGTGGCTGTGGCACCAGAACAACGGCGATGAGATTCGACATGCATTCAACGATGGGACCATGGCCGCGTCTGAGACATTTGGCAAGAAGTTGCCCACGGGGGAACGAACGAAGCCTGGTCAGCCCCCGGTGGTTGAGGAGGCGCGGTGGCCGTTCGATCCGGTACTTCGCCAAGCCCTGATTGACAAGGGCGTGATCACGCCAGAAGACCTGACGCGCGCCGAAGCCACCATTCGCGCGGTGACGGACAACTTCAACGGGGGCAAGTCATGACCGAGCGGTATTGCGTAGACTCCGGGCGCGCAGTTCGCATGATCCCCGGCGATCGCTGCCTACACCACGGCAATCGGGACACGCCGTGCTTCACCGCTGTCCGCGAGGCAAGGTGCACCCACTCGCACCTATCGCCCAACCACCCCCATCCACACTGCTCCGAATGCGGACTAGATCTGGAGGTCAGTTCATGACAGAGCCGGTATGGGACATCACCAGCCAAGAACGAGTGTCCACGGAGGACCCAGACCTGGGCACCGAGTATGGAGGTGTGGGCGGGATCGTCCAGCCACCTCCGCATACGCCGACCGCCAGCGAGCGGTTGACTATGATCTACGCCATTGACCCTGACGACGACGGATCACAGCCGACCTCGGTAGTGGCACCGGAGCAGGTTGGCGACTTCTCGTCGCGCGGGTACCGGTAAGGCCATGACCCAACCGGCGTTGTCCAAGCGAGGGTACTATCGCCAGATTGGGTACCAGCCCCACCCCGGTCAGGAATTGCTACACTTCACGCGGGCACGGTTCAAGGTCATCTCTAATGGTCGCCGTTGGGGCAAGACGTTGTTCGGTGCCCGCGAGGCCGAGCCCAATACGTTCACGACGTCGGCAATCACAGGAGCGCCGCAGTTGGGTTGGGTGGTCGGTCCGCAGTACAGCGATGCCGACAAGGAGTTTGGTCTGATCTACGATTCGCTGCGCAAGGCAGGTGTGGACAAGGACTCGGTTAAATTCTTGCGGAACGTGGATTCGGGCAGTCTCCACATCAAGACCAATTGGGGCTTCGAACTGATCGGCAAGTCCGCAGCCAAGCCGGAGTCGTTGGTCGGTGATGGTCTGGATTTTGTCCTGATGGTGGAGGCAGGTCGGCACAAACGGAAGACCTGGGGGCAGTACATTCGGCCAACTCTTTCCGATAAACGCGGGTGGGCTGCGTTTACCGGTGTGCCAGAGGGCAAATCAGAGAACTCACTGCTGTACTCGCTGTACCAACGTGGTCTCACACCAACAGCGCAGATGCGTGGATGGCAATCCTGGAAAATGCCCAGTTGGACTAACACGATTGTCTTTCCGGGTGGACGCCAAGACCCAGAAATCCTGGACGCCGAGGACGATCTGACCAAAGATGAGTTCGATCGTCAGTACGGGGCGGAGTTCAGCGAGAAGACCGGCGTGGTCATGCAGGAATGGGAGGACGAGACGCACCTGGGTGATTTCCCATACCAACCGTCTTGGCCTCTTTACATGGCGATCGACTACGGGTTCACTAATCCTTTTGTTGTGCTGTTCATACAGGTGGGGCCATTCGGTGAGATCAGGGTCATATGGGAGCGCCGGTGGACCAAACTCGATACAGAGGAAGTCGCAACTGATATCATGGCGACAGTACCCGGCCTGGTCCGGGCATGCCAGACGATTTACCCCGATCCTGCGGAGCCGGACGACACACGCACGATGGAACGCAAGTTGCATATTCCAGCGGCATCGTCAACTGGTGGGGCGTTGAGTAACCGGCTGTCGCTGATCCGTCGTGCTCTTAAAGTGCGTAATGCTCACCTGCCGGAAGGCGATCCCGAGAGAATACCAACTCTCATGATCGACCGGAGTTGTCATCAACTGGCCTGGGAGATGCGCGAGGGGTACAAATGGCCGGAGCACAAGTCGGAGATCAAATCCGATTCAGAAAACCCACTGGACAAAGACAACCATGGTGTCGAGGCGTTAGGCCGGTTCTTCCGGGGCATGTATCACGCGCCAATGGCCGACCATGGGTCATCCGTGAGCCAAGCGAATGTAGGTTGACATGGCCGTAGAGTTCACCCCCTATTCCACCGGGGAGTCATTGTTCGGCACCAAGCCGTCATGGGTGGCCGACCCGCTGGACCAGAAACGACTAATGTCGTACGCGTTGTACGAGATGATCTACTGGAACGTCCCCGAGGTGTTCCGGTTGACCCAACGCGGGACCGACGATAAACCAATCTACGTGCCCGCTGGCCGGACAATCATCGACACGTCCAACCGGTATACCGCGCCGGGCTATTCGGTCGCTGTGAGCAATCTGACGGGCGGTCCGGACAGTGCCGACGTGCAGGCCGCGCGTATGACGTTGTCGGATCTCATGGCCCGTGAGCGGTTCAAGAGCAAGTTCCGGGGTGCGAAGCGGTATTGTCAGATTCAGGGGGATTGGATCTGGCATGTCACCGCCAACCCGGAGAAGCCCGTGGGCACCCGGTTGTCTATGACGGTGGTGGACCCCGGGCATTACTTCCCAGTGCAGGATCCCGAGAACGTTGATCGGGTCATCGCCGTGTTCTTGGCCGAATTGGTGACGCAGGGAAATGACCAGTTCGTTCGCCGGGTTTGCTATCGTAAGATGGCGGCTACCGCGACAGCACCGGCTCAAATCTTCGTTGAGGAGGGGTTGTTCGAGGTCGATAACTGGCAAGACCTCGAGGTGCAGCCCGAGGAGGTCATACGACCGCTGACGCAGTTGCCCCCGGAGATCACGGCCATCCCGGTGTACCACACCAAGAACTTTGAAGAGCCGGGTAACCCGTTCGGATCGTCTGAGATCCGGGGTATGGAGCGGATCATCTCCGGCCTGCACCAGACCATGAGCGACGAGGACTTGACGCTGGCCCTGAACGGCCTGGGTATGTACGTCACCGACGCTCCTCGCCCGGTTGACTCCGAGACCAAACGTCCTGTCGCATGGCAACTCGGCCCGGGGCGTGTGGTCCAGGTACCCACGGCTAACCCTCCGCACAAGTTCGAGCGGGTTTCCGGGGTGTCCGATGTCACGCCGTACGGTGATCACTACACTCGGCTCTGGGACGCTATCAAGCAGGCCACCGGTTCGCCGGACGTGGCGATCGGTACCGTGGATGTGGCTATTGCCCAGTCCGGCATCGCTTTGGCTCTGCAACTGTCGCCGATCGTCGCCAAGTCGTCCGAGAAAAATGACCTGATTGCTGAGTCACATGACCAGATGTGGTTCGACATCACGAACATGTGGTATCCGGCGTACGAGGAGACCACGTTCACCGAGGTAAAGACAGAGTCGGTGTTCGCCGATGCCGTGCCGGTTGACCGTGAGACCAGGTTCAAGGAATTGAACGACATGCTGGCCGGTGGTGTGATCGATGATCAGTACTACCGGGACGAGGCAACCAAGCTCGGTTACAAGTTCCCAGAAAACATGGCGACGCGTGCGGCTACGTGGCGTCAGTCACAGCAACCGGTTGACCCGTTCGCCACCCGGGTAGATGCGGAAACGGCGGAGGACGATGGCCCTGCCTAAACCTTTTGGGGACTACATACGCACCCAGAAGAAGTATGACGCCGTAATCATGCGCATACTTGAGCAGGCAGCGATCGCGATAGAAAGTCGATTGAAGAGATTGGGAACTACCGGGTTCTCTGCGAGCATTCGGGCAGCCCAGTTGCGATTGGCCCTTGCCGAGATCCGGTTAGACCAGCGGGACATGTGGCTTTCTCTGGGTGACGTCATCCGGGCGGGCCAGATTGAAGCGGCCCTGATCGCGGTGGACGACATGGACCGCATCAATCGGGTGTTGTACGCGTCGCTGCCGGATGATGCCGCCAAGATGTTGGCTGCCTCGGTCCGGGAGACTGCCCGATCCGGCATTAAATCGCTGTACGCTCGGAAGCCGATAGCCATCTCGCAAAAGGTGATGATCGTACCGAGCACGGCAGTTGCCGAGGCCATCGAGGAGATTATTCAATCGTCGCTGGCGGCTGGCCTTTCGGCCAAAGAATTTGCCCAAACGGTTAGATCTTACATCTCACCCCGCACGCCTGGGGGTGCGTCATACGCGGCTTCACGGATCGCGCGCACCGAGATAAACAACGCGTTCCATGAGCGACAGATAGCCCAGATGGATTCGCCGGGGGTGCTGGCCGCGAAGTGGAACCTGTCGGGATCACACCGTAAACCGGATGACTGCAATAAGTTTGCGGAGACCGATCAGTACGACATGGGGGCTGGGATATTCCCTCGGGGCAAGGTGCCCAAGAAGCCTCACCCGCATTGTCTGTGTTACCTGACGATGGTAACGATGTCTCCCGAGGAGTTCGTTGCTGGTCTGAGGTCGGGCAAGTTCGACGATGAACTGCGCAAGCGGTTCAACACCAA